CTACGTGATGGCGGCCGTCGCGCTCGAGGAACTGCCGCGCCTCGCCCGGGCCGATGGGGTGATCGAGATCATCCACACCATGACCGGCCCGATCGTCATTCCCGCCGCCGCCATCGGCGCTTTGCGCGCGCGCTGCGGCGAGGACGGCATGATCACCCTGCCGCGCGAGCATGCGGCCAAGCCGTGGCTGACGCGCGGCGCCGCGGTGCGCGTGCTCGAGGGCGCCTTGGCCGGGTTTGTGGGTGAGATCCAGCGTCTTGACGGCGCGCACGGTGCGCGTGTACTCATGTCGCTGTTTGGTCGCTCGACTCTGGCGACCATATCCTGCGCCGACCTCGCCCCGGCTGATGCCGCAGAGGTTGGGACCGCCAAGCCGCCCCGGCGGCGCTGCCGGTCGTCGCGGGGGATCCGATGGGACGGCTACGGGGATCGGTCCGGGCCCGAGGAGCGAGCGTCCACCGAGACGCTCGACGGCGTGCACCACGGTGCAGCCAAAGTGCGGAGCCATCCGAGACAATCTGATGTCGATTGACACGGCAGCGACGCTGCGGGGTCTGGACCGGGCGGCCAAGCAGATCTCGTTTGGAGTGGCGCGCGGTTTGACCCGCACGGCGCAAGCGGCGGCGAAGCAGGTCACGGCTGATATGCCGAAGCGCTTCGATCGGCCGACGCCATTCACCCGCGCGGGTGTGTCGCAGATCGCGGCGAAGCCCGTGGAGCTCGTCGCCTACGTCTTCGTCAAGGATCTCCAAGCCGAGTATCTCCTGCTTGAGGAGACCGGTGGAACGCGTCGGCGCGTGCCGGGGAAGCCCGTGACGCTACCTGCCACGATCCGCGTCAATGCCTATGGCAACATCCCGCGCGGGGCGATCGGCAAGTTGAGAGCGTCCGATGACGTCTTCTTCGCTGATGGGCGGACGAACGAGACCCGTCACCTTTCGCCCGGCCTCTACCAGCGGCCGAAGCGAGGCAAGCGTCGCCTGCGAAACGGTGGAAACATCGGCACCAAGGGAGCGCTGCGCTTCGGCGGGGCCGGCAAGGCTGTTGGCGGAGCCAAGGCCAAAGGCGCGACGACCCTTCGTCTCCTCGTCGCACTTGGCAGGCAGGCGACGTACAAGCCTCGGTTCCAGTTCCGACAGACGGTCGTCGAGACGGCTCGGCGCGCGGCCCGCGATACCATCGCGGCCTCCATCGCCGAGGCTCTGTCGCCTCGCCCATGACCGATGACGTCCGCCGAAAACAACAGAAGTTGCGAGACGTAACCTCGGCTGGAGGTCGAAAAAGCGGGGTCGATGTGGCAGCGTGTGGCGACAATGCCACACCCCCACCCCGACGGGGCCCCTGGCGCCCCTCCGCCTGCGGGTCATTCGGCGCCGCGGGCGATGCGGATTTTTTGTTGCGATGCAACCGCTAAGTGTTTGTTGTGGTTGTTGTTCTTGAAGTGAGGCTATGGCTGGTGCCGGGTTGGCCGACGCTACGCCCCTCGACCATGGCGACGGACTGCCGCCAGGGGTCGAGGATGCCGTCCTGAACAAGGCGCGGCTGGGCGATGCGCTGGCGGTTTCCATTACCACCCTCGATCGGTGGATCGCGGACGGCATGCCGTTCGTCGAGGGCGGCACCAACGGCCGCGCCTATCAGTTCCGGCTGTCCGAGTGCTACCGCTGGTGCCGAGACAAGCAGCGCCAGCGGGTCGCGGCGAAGGAAGCCGGCGACCGTGCGGTCGCGCAGATGCGCCTGGCGCTTCTCGGCGGGTCGATGGAGGACACCGAGCGACAGCTGTCGCCGAAGGAACGCGGTGAACTCTACGAGGCCGAGCGGCAGTGGACGCGCCTCGCGATCGAACGCGGCGACGTCATCCCGAAGGGGAAGGTCACCGAGGTCCTCGAGGAGGTGCTGTCGCTTGTCCGCTCCGGCGTTCTGGCTATGCCGGACCGGCTGGAGCGCGAGGCGGCGCTGACCGGGCGGCAGGCGGAGACGGCGGCGAAGGTGGGTGACGAGATCCTCGACGCGATCAAGCATCGCCTTGCCGTCTACATCGAAGAGACGCGCGCGAGCGCCCCGGCGTCGCAGCTGGCCGGTCTCCTGATCTGACGGTGGCGACGACATCATGAACATCATGGCGTTCAGGCGCGAGGGGAACGGCCAGCCGCCGGCGTTCGGCGACGCGCTCGACTGCCTCGAGGCGGCACTGCCGTCGATCGCGCCGCCGCGGCGCATGTCCGTCGCGGAGGCAGCGGCGGCCTACCGGCGCATCGACGTGCAGGGGGCGATGCTGCCGTGGCGGAACGACGTCGGCCCCTACATGGTCGAGCCGATGAACGCGACGACGCGACGGCGGGTCAAGGTTGTCGCCTTCGTCGGTCCGGCCCGGTCGCTGAAGACCGACGCGCTGATCAACAATGTCGCGCTGCACCGGATCATCTGCGAGCCTTGCTACATGCGCGTCGTGCATATGAGCAAGGATACCGGGCAGGAGTATTCGGAGACGAAGCTGTCGCCGATGATCCGGCACTGTCCCGAGCTCGCAGTCCGACTCGGGAAGGACCGCTCGGCGGACAACATCTTCTCGAAGAAGTTCCAAGGCGGGATGCGGCTCACCATCGGGTGGCCGGTGGCGTCGCACTTCGCCGGCGTCGATCTCGTCGTCGTCGCGGTGACCGAGTACGATCACCTGCCCGACAACATCGACGGCGAAGGCGATGCGCTGACGCTCGGCCGCAAGCGGACGCAAACCTTCGGTGGGCGAGGCATCACGATCATCGAATCGTCGCCGCGCCGTCCCATCGAGGATGAGGACTGGCGGGTCAAGGGTGAGGCGCCGCACGAAGCACCACCCTGCAAGGGCATTCTCGGGGTCTACAACCAGGGCAGCCGGGGACGGTGGTACTGGTACTGCCCCACCTGCCGGGAGCGGTTCGAACCGGATTTCAGCCGTCTGCAATGGCAGAAGGACGGGACGATCAATGAGCGCGCCGCGTCGGTCGAGATGGTCTGCCCCAACGGCTGCCTGATCCCGCCGGATGCCAAGATGGATCTCAACGCCGGCGGCGAGTGGCTGCACGAGGCGCCCGGGGGCGAACTCGTCCGGTTCGACGATCTGCCGGGCGACAACCCGATCGCCAGCTACTGGCTGAAGGGGCCGGCGGCGGCATTCCAGCCGTGGCATGAGATCGTAGCCAACTGGCTGAACGCCAACGCCTACTTCGAGGCGACTGGCGACGAGGGCAAGCTCGTCTCGACGGTCAACACGGACCAGGGTCTGCCCTACCGGCCGAAGGCGTTCGGGGCGGGAAGCGAGCTTTCCGTCAGTCTGCTCAAGTCGCGCGCCGAGCGCTACCCGATCGGCGTCGCTCCGGCCGGGACGCGCTTCATCACGGTGCAGGTCGACGTGCAGGCGCGCAGCTTCGTGGTGCAGGTTGATGCGTGGGGCGTCGATCTCGAGCGGTGGATGATCGACCGATTCGATCTGCACACCCCACCGGCCGAGGCGCCTGGTGCCGGCAGCCGGTCGCTCGACCCGGCCAAGTACCGAGAGGATTGGCGCGTGCTGCGGGATCTGCTCGACCGCGCCTATCCAGTGGCCGGGAGCCGCCGGGCGCTGCGGCCGGTGGCGCAGATCGTCGACAGCCATGGCGAAAGCGGCGTGACCCCGAACGCCTACGCCTACTATCGGACGGCGCAGCGCGAGGGCCTGGTGCGGCGGGTGTTCCTCTGCCGCGGCCGAGGCGGGTTCGACAAGCCGCGCGCGTGGGAGGCGCAGCCTGAGAAGGAAAGCGGGCGCCGAGGCGCCAAGCGCAGTGACCTGAGGCTCGTCAACGTCGGCACCGACACGATGAAGGACGAGATTTCGGCGGCGCTGGCGCGCGTGGATCCCGGCCCAGGCGCCTACCACCTCTCCGACCATCTGCCGGAGAACGTGTTCGACGAGCTCTGCGCCGAGCGTCGCACGGTCAAGCGGTGGGAGAAGAAACCGGGTGTGCGGCGGAACGAGGCGCTCGATCTCGCCGTCTACGGCAAGGCGCTCGTCATCGTGCTGAAGGGTGAGCGGATCAACTGGACGAAGCCGCCCGCCTGGGCGGCGCCGATCGACCGCAACAGCTTTGCCATCGACGTCGCTGCGCCTCCGGTGGAGCTTCCGCCCGTCGCTGCGCCCCCGCAGGAAGCCGTCGCCGTCCCGGCCGCAGTGGTCGCCCCCGCCCCACCGCCGCAGAGGCCGGTGCAGGCACGCCGCATCATTCGACCGCGAGGGCTGTGACGTGGGCTTCAGCCAGGCAGATATCGACGCGCTCCGGTCCGCCATGGCGAAGGGGGCGCTGCGCGTGCGCTTCGGCGACCGTGAAGTGCAGTACCGCAGCCTCGACGAGATGCGTGAGTTGCTGCGTGAGATGGAGATCGAGGTCGGTGCCGCGTCCGGGGTCAAGCGCATCCGGCGGGTGCGGCTCACGACGAGCAAGGGGCTGACGTGACGAACGTGCCGGCGCGGATGCGAGCCCGGATCAAGGGCACGCAGATCTATGTCGACCAGGGCGCGCGCGGCATGGTCGCGTCGGCCGCCTATGATGCCGCCGGCAGCGGACCGCGCCTCGCCCGCTGGCGGCCGGGGTCGACCGGGCCGAAC